CCCTAATCCGCTAATTAGCATGATCTCTACAATGGAGCGATTAGTACAGTCAAATACACGTCTACTTGGCTTACAGAAAACAGACGGAGAGAGTGCCACTATTAAGAAGAGAGCGCAGACTGCTAAAGATGCTAATGATACTGTTAAGCGAATTGGAAAGCTGTCACTACTTGCCTAAACTAGACAAGAATATACTCTTAGCAATTAAGTGTGGAATTGTTCCAAACGTAAGAAAGTATGATTACATTGTAAACAGCCCAAAAACAGTAGGTGAAAGCATTGTTGCGTTTGCACATCATCATCTAATAGTTCCAGAGGGGCCTCTTGTAGGTCAACCTATGCGACTGGATATCTTTCAAATAGCATTTATATTAGCTATTTTTGATGCTCCTGTTCATGTAAGAAAAGCCTATTTAAGTGTAGCTAGAAGAAACGGTAAGACGTTTGAAATAGCTGTAATTATGTTGGCTTTTATAGTTGGCCCTCTTGCTTTATTAAACGCGAATGTTGCTAGTGCTGCTATGTCAAGAGAACAGGCTGCACTGGCATATAAGATGATGGCTAATTGTTTGGCACTTTCACCTGACTTACAAGGGCTATATAAACTAACTCCATCATCTAAAATGATAATAGGGCTTCGTAAAAACGTAGAGTATAAAGCTCTCAGTTCAGATGCAAAGACCGGTCACGGACAATCTTTGCGACTAATCCTACTCGATGAAGCTGGTCAAATCGTTGGGGCAGACAATGACTTCACTTCTATGCTATCAAGCTCGCAAGGTAGCTTCGACGACCATCTCTTTATCACTATCTCAACACAAGCGCCTTCCGATGCGGATTACTTATCTATCCAATTAGATGCAGCGGAAAGAGATCAGCCAAAAGACGTGGTATCACACGTTTACAAAGCAGATGATGACTGCGACTTACTGGATAAGAAGCAATGGGCAAAAGCTAATCCAGGCATGGGTAAGTTTAGAAGTGAAGCAGACTTAAAAGCGCAACTAGAAGAGGCTTCGCGGATCCCGTCTAAAGAGAATGGAGCGCGTAACTTGCTGCTGAATAATCGGATAGCGTTGGTTTCAATTTGGCTCGCGCCACGTATTTGGAAAGAGAATAGCGGAGCGCCTGACGAGGATCTTTTTTATAGCGAGGAAGGCATACACATCGGGCTTGACCTTTCGCAACGTGGCGACCTCACAGCTGCCGTTATAAGCACTAAAGACAAAGACGGCATTATTCACGTTAAGCCGTTTTGTTTTCTGCCTATGGATGGCATAGAAGCAAAGAGTAGGAGCGAGCGAGTTCCTTATGCACAATGGGTAAGGGATGGGCTTATGTATGCCGTACCTGGAAGCGTTGTTGATTATGAATGGGTTTGTCAGTTGTTAATGAAAGAGCTGGACGGCATGCGCATAAAATCGGTGCAGTTTGACAGATGGCGGATTGATCAGCTAAAGTCAGCCGCAGAAAGAGTGGGCTTTGCTCCTGAAGAATGGGTAGAGGTTGGACAAGGTTATAGAAGTTTTTCACCTATCTTGGAGAATGTAGAGCAGGTGTTATTACAGAAGAAAGTAAGACATGGAGGACACGCTTTGCTCAATATGGCAGCCGCCAATTCCATCGCCATACAAGACCCAACGGGTGCAAAAAAGCTAGATAAATCTAAAGCAACACAAAAAATAGATCCGATGATAGCTATGGTTATGAGCGTATCTGCTTGGGTAGATGAGCCTGACGGAATAGATGTATCTGCGATGATATGCTAACGGGTGAAGTTCCCGTCTATTGTCTATTAGTCCATAAATGGAAGCGATGGATTAAAGTCTACCGCTCCGTTATCTCTGTGCATACCGTCTACGTTGTCAAAGATGGCGATAGCGCTCTCTTCGTGTACTAACGTTGTATTACCTTGTCTAAGTGCCCTTAGATCGTCAGGATTAGGCAGATAGTTATTAACGAATATTGGTTTGTTGATAAGCACTTGATTATCTTTTAGTATTTTATTCAACTCCTCAGTAGGTAGATTAATATTATAATCTTGGCGAATACGATCAACAGTCTGAAAGTTACCCGCTCTTGGTTTTGCATAAGCGTTTCGTTTTGCTTCAATGGTATTTTGTTGCGATTGTTCTAGTTGTTCTTTACTAGATGCACACCCTTTTATAAAAACATCATATACAAGCTTATTCGCAAGTACAGAAAACGAAGGATTGATCCATCGCATAAATTCAATCATTATTGAGTGATGAACTTTGATGTGATGACCTACTTTGAATATCATTTCAGTTTCGTTTAAATTATAGGTTTTGACACTATTTTTTAAATATTCCTTAAACTGCTTCTGTCTCTCGAAATCATAGAAACTTTTTCCATATCTTTGGGCAACTCCTGAAATGTCATATCTAAAGTTTTCATCATCTATAAAATCTAGTTCCATTGTAATGTTTTTAAATTTCTGTATCATGTCTGTTCCTTAAAATTAGTAACCTTCTTAATGGCACTTCTTAGAATTTGGTAAACTCTTTCATTAGTTACATTCATCTCTTTTCCAATAGCGGTAGTTTTATATCCTCCTAAGAGAGACTTTAATATAATTTCTTCTCTTTCATTTAGTATTTTCTTTTCAGTAGTCGCTTTCTTAGTTGCAGTAACCACTTTCTTTACGGGAGCAGCTTCAACAACCTTAGTCGTCTCGATAGACTTTAGTGCCATCGCGCCAACACGTGGGTCTTGAACAGCACCGCTTTTTAATAGCTTATCGCCTACTTTATCATCACAGTTTACGAAACCCGTTTGATTGTTTAACTCATCTAGTTTCTGAAATGCCCATACCAACATAGAAGCTCCTTTAATGTTTATTGCAACACCCCGAAGGGCATTGTATAAAGATTAAGCGATTGCGTTTATGATTTGCGCTGAAGCAGCAGGATCTCTCAGAACAGCCCAGTCCATATCAATAGTCATTCTCAAAGATAAACTGTCCGTCTGATACAAACTTCTGACTGGTGAAGCAGTTACCGGAGTACCAGCACCGTCTACGATAGGCTTAACATCAGCAGCTACATATTCTTCATGCAAAGTAGCAGTATTAGAAGCAAGGAACTTAGGAAGTCCACCAGCAATACCGATAGCGTCTGCATCAACTAAGATGATTTCAGCCAAAGGAACTGTTAGTGATGTTGCGATTTGATGGTCAAGCAGGACACCACTAGCAAGCTCTGGAAATGCACTCGTGCCAACAGAATTTTGTAGGAAACGAAGTTGTGCTTTACGCGCTGGGTTCATAATCCATACTGGACGACTACCACCACCGGCTGCCATCATGTCAGAAATAGCTTTTGACATATCAGCTGCTAGTTTGTCAGGAGTTGAACCACCAGAAGTAATTGGAGTTACACCGACTAGGATTCCAGCAGGAGACTTGTCAGCTACACCAGCAGTTGCAGAAATGAATAGTGTATCGATAGCGATAGACGTATCTTCTAGCATGAACTTACGGATAAGCACTTCGATGTTTGGAGTTGAACGCTCGAATAGTTCGCGCGTAAACGTACCGATAACACCAAGCTTCTTAGGAGACAGTTTAGTTGAACCGAATGTAGCAGCTCCAATACGAATTGGGTCACCTTCTTTAGTCCAAGCTCCAGCCAAATTCTTATCTGCGGGGTATCTTTTTGTACGTGTTGGGATAGTAAGTGAACCGTAACCATCAAATGAATAACGTGTAAGTGGAAGCTGTCCAACAACTGAGTCTACTGCGATCAAGTCCATAAATGCAGAGAAACCGTTTTGTACGAGTTCTTCTGCCCAAGTAGGAACATTAGTAAATGCTGGGTCTTGTGCGCCTTTAGTAACGAACTGGCTAGCACCTTTCATAAACTTATCTGTACCGTAACGCTTTTCGATTGACTCTGAAACAGAGATACCAAGTGCGAAAGACTCAAGTGTTACAAGTGCAGATTTGACCATGAAGTCTGTGTAATCTTTCTCTTCCATCTTAACGTCGATGTTTGAGTTAGGAATAGTAGCAACTGCTTTAGTGCTGTCCATCTGCTCTGATTTAGAAAGAATATTAAGCGCCTTCTCATTCACTTCAATGTCAGCCATTACGCTTTCCATATCAGTAAGTGTTTCCACGTTGTTTGAGTCAGCCTCGAAAGCCGATTTAAGTGTAGTAAGCTCGTCACGAAGTCCGTTAAGCTTTGTTTGGTGTGATTTGATTTTGTCTGAAATACGCATTATGCGTCCTTTGGTTTATGATGATCTGCCAAATATGCTTCTGCACGTTTAATGACATTTGCCTTACGCTCATCAAAGTCAGCTGACTTCTTACGACAAGATGTATTACAAAAATGTTTTATAGATTCAATGCTAGATTCTGTATTGGCTGGGATAACAACAACCGATAATTCGTGAATGTCTATCTGCTTGAAGTGAACACCGCCGTTTGGCAGGGGAGCAGTCTTTAAGCCTCTAAACCCTATTGACAAGCCACGTACCAACTTAGACTTTACTTGCAGCCACGCTTTTTCTACGTAGTCTAGACCAGTATCTTTAGCTATCTTAGCTGTGATCTCTAGCCCTCTTGATGTAGAACGTGAAGCGATGACCTCACCAATTGGAGACGCGTGATCGTGACCTGCTAAAAGCGGATAAGGCAAAGAGAACTTCGCGTTACGACTTTCAACAATGTCATTATCTCTGTCCGTACTTGGTGTACTAGCGATGCCCTTGATGATGCGTTGTTCTTCGTCAATAGATTTTACTGTGAATTGTGAATATAGCTTTTCCATAAAGCAAGTATAACACAAGTTATTCACATAGAAATTCTGTGATGTGAATAAACTGTGAATAACTTCTTAAGCATTGTTTAATATATTTAATGTTAAACTTCTTTTACAACTTAATAAAGGGGAACACATGAAGATGTTACAAGTTGAGAAAGAGACACATGAGAAGGCAAAGCTACAAGCTTTAAAAAAGAATATGAGTATTAAGGCTTATATCAAAATGTTAGTAGATAAGGATCAGTAATGAAAAAAGTAAAAATAGTACATAGTACTTTAGTAGTTCAAAGTGGAGATGGATCGTATGTTAGGGGAAACACATTGGCAGAAAACATAAACAAGAATCTAGCTAATGGGTGGGAGCTTCACGGTCAGCCGTATACTAGCTACTGGTTCAATGGTGAAGAAGGAGATTCAGTTACCGCACAAATGATGATGATAGAGGAAACCGAAGAAAAGAAAATACTAAATGAAAGAGAAGAAATTATATTAAAGTCTCTCTTAGGAGGATATAAAACTACCCGCTCTTGGTTTTGCATAAGCGTTTCGTTTTGCTTCAATGGTATTTTGTTGCGATTGTTCTAGTTGTTCTTTACTAGATGCACACCCTTTTATAA